TTTTTTTCAAGCAGAAGACGGCATACGAGATGAAAGACAAAGAATTAACTGACATCGGTCAGCGGGTAGCAAAAAGAGGGAGACCGAAAGGCTCAGGCGGCAATGAAAGGAAAGACCTTTCTTGGAACGGAAATGAAAATCTTTTACCGGGGGATAGGGGTCGATATTTGCGACACGCTCTTGCGAGTTGGGACTTGCCTGAGATTGATATATCCGATGAGAAACAGGTCGAAGAGCGTATCATTTGGTACTTCAATCATTGCGTAGAAGATGACATCAAGCCGACTGTTTCCGGGATGTGTAATGCACTTGGTATCGACAGAAGGACATTCTATACTTGGCAGGTTGGCGAGTATAGAGAGAACACGCACTCTCCCATTATTAAAAAAGCGAGGGCAATTCTCGAAGAAATGTGGGAAGATTGGATGGTCGATGGCAAGATTAACCCGGTCGTTGGAATCTTCCTCGGAAAGAATCATTTCGGCTATGCCGACAAGCAGGACATCATTGTTACACCGAACAACCCTCTCGGTGAAGCAAGAGACCCGGAAGAAGTGCGACAGCGTTATCTTGATTCCGTGGTGGTTGATGAACTTCCACCTGATGACGGCGAAGAAAACGGCTGAGAAAATAAACTTTTTCATTTTCCGAAAAGCCGCAGAAAGGACTTTTCAGAAAGTCGAAAATCAGCTCGGCAAAGTTCGCCCCGGCTAACTCCCACCGAAACAAAACGAAAAGTGAACGAAAAGAGACCCATTCGGGCGGTGGTGCTGCTCCGGGTGGGTCTCTCGGTCGTTTTTTCGGGCGTGGCTCTGTGCGCCCTCTGCGGCTCTCTGTGGGGCGTTTGCGTGTTTGGTAGTATCTCTATACCCATGCCGCCTTGCGTGGCTCTGTGGGCGTTCTATGGGCTTCTGTGGGGGCATAAGGAAAGCCGCCCGGCATTATCTCCGGGCGGCTATGCGGTCAAATATGGATTTATGCGGCTTCTGAGCTTCCCACCATTGCACCCGCTCGGCTATGGCTTCGGGCGGTGTCATGGGTATTTTGATAAGCTCGCAGCCCTTCGGCGTGAGGTAGTACCCGAAACCGTAGCGGGGCAGCGTTTCCGCTCCTTTGGTGTTAATGATGTTTCGGGAGTCTTGAGCGGTCGGACACCGTAGCGCAACCCGTGAATCAAGATTAACCTTGATTTGACCGTTGATAATGTCCCGTGTTGGTCGTTGGGTTGCAAGAATCAAATGCAGATTTGCGGCTCTTCCGAGTTGTGCAAGGCGTATTATTTGCGGCATGGTTTCCCGCTTCTGTGTGGTCATGAGGTCGGCGAACTCGTCCACAATAACAAATATGTTCGGCTCGCTGCTTTTCTTCTGCCGGGCGGCTTGCATTCGCTTGTATCGCTCTTCCATGACCTCAACAGCGTACACCAAAGCGGCGGCGATGTCGGGCGGCTCGCTTGCATAAATGAGCGTGTGCGGTAGTTCCTTATAGTCGATAAGTTCAACCCGTTTCGGGTCAATCAGGGTGAAGCGGCAGCGGTGCGGGGCTTTGTAAAGTGCGGTGTAAATGAGCGTGTTCAAAAGTACGCTTTTACCGCTTCCCGTACTTCCTGCAATGAGTAAATGCGGCTGTTCGAGCATATCGAGACAGACCGCCGCTGCTGTTCCTCCGGGCGTTTTCCATTCCTTCGGCATTGTTCCACCTCCTACGAAATGAGCCGGGACGAACTGCCCCGGCTTGGTGTTATATCTCCATTGTTGCGAACTCTCGCAGCTCGGCGGCTATGTCCTCCGGGCTGTTTGCGTACTTTCTCAACCATTCCGGGAAGTGTTGCGCAAGATAGCATTGCAGGTTGTCGAGGTTGTCCGGCTTGGTGGCTATGAGCTTTATAGCTCCTACGAAATCCGCCGCCGCTTTTGCTATGCTGTCGGGCGTGTAAAGCACCTTGCAGGACTTCCCGCCCATGCAAATAAACTCCCGGTCTTTTCCTGCGTGTTCGCAACGGCTCACGCAGTTTTTGCAGTTGTCATATTTAATCATGTTTGCGCCCTCCTCAAAAGATGCGAAAAAGATTGCTATTTCGTGCGGTGATGGCGTAATATTCGCCCGTTTCCGTGTTCTGAATCAAACCGCCGTTAATGCCGTATGTGCCGGAACTATAACCGACTTTCTCGCCGTGTTCCCACTGCTCCATAACTTCGGCGGCGGTTGCGTTGGTGAGGTCATGTGCCATACCGCAGCGCACGAGGTTTTTTAATTCTTTCTGCGTGTACTTTCTCATTTTCTAGCCGCTCCTTTCGTGAGTTCTCTATAAATCAGGTCTGTTAAAAGCTGCTCGGCTTCCTGTTCGGTAAAACGGGCTTTTTCCTCTTCGGTTTCTTCGAGGATTGCGCCGAGGTCATCAACCGCAGAGCGGTTATAATAATAGCAGGTGTCAAGGACTCCCGCCAACCCTGCGCACCAATCCCGGAACGCCAACCGCTCGCAACCGTGATAATAGCGGAAGTCTTGCGGTAGATTGTATTTTTCATTCCTGAATGTGTCAAGGATAAAGGCGGCAACTTCCGGGAACTCCTGCGGCGGGTTGTCCGTGTACCCTTCGGGCGTGAATCCGTCCATGATATAAGCCCGGATATTTGCGGCGGCTTTCTTGGTGTTTGTGCGTAACATTGTAAATCCTCCTTGTAATTGTGCCGGGTTTGTGCTACAATAGAGGAGCAGCCGCCCGGCGTGGGTTGGTTTGTGTGAGCGTTCCCGGTCTTGCTTTCTCAGGGCTTCCGGGTGCGCTCTCTTTTGTTTACGGTATCATTATAGCACATTCGCATTTACTTGTCAAGAGTTTCTGCGAAAGTTTTTCAAGATTTTCTGCGATTGTCTGCCGTTCAGCGTTTCAAGCTGCATTTTGTCCGGCTTTCGGCTCGGCGTTGCTCGCTGCGTGGGCGTTCCGGGGCGGCATACCCCCGGAGGGGGAAACCGGGCGGGGCTTTTGGGGCGGGTGAGGGTCGTAACCACTCGCAAAAAATAAAAAGGCAATTCGCAAAAACCTATTGACATTCGCATAAACTTGTGATATAATAAATGCGAACAGGAGGAAGATACCATGAACTTCAAAAACGCAGTTGGATATATTCGAGTCAGCACCGAAGGACAGGTCGGAGACGATAAGTTCGGCATTGACTCTCAAAAACAATCCATTCTCCTCTACGCCAACGAGAATGGGTACAATATCGTGGAATGGTTTATAGACAAGGCTGTGAGCGGTGTCAAAGACAATCGCCCTGAGCTTGACAAGATTCTCTACGGAACTGATGTAACCAACCCTCCCTACGAAGCGGTCATCGTTGCAAAGTCCGACCGTATGGCGAGAGACATCAAGCTCTACTTCTACTATCTCTACACCCTCGAAAAGAAGAACATCAAGCTCCTGAGTGTCTGTGAACAGTTTAATGATGACAACGGTCTGAGCGGTATCTATCGCTCCATCATGCTTTTCGTGGCAGAGCAGGAACGGCGCAACATTGCGATGAGAACAAGCAGCGGTCGTAGAATCAAGGCGAAAGCCGGAGGGTATAGCGGCGGTCGTAGTCCTTATGGGTACAAGGTGGAAAACAGTCAGCTTGTTATCAACGAGGATGAAGTGCCTATCGTCAAAGCCGTCTTTGAGGGCTTGGATGCAGGTCGTACCCTTTGGGACATCGCCGATGGTCTGACTGCCGCAGGTTACACCACCCGCAAAGGAACACCCTTCCGTGAGTCCAATGTAAGAAGCATCCGGGACAACCGCCCTTTCTATGAGGGAATGTATAAGTACGGCAAGGATATGAATTGGGTCAAAGGCGTTCACGAGCCGATTCTCAAAAAGGAGGGCTAAACGATGATATGGGCGTTTAAGATGTTTTTCAAGATAATCGGGTATGTATTTATATATACCTTTGCGTTCGTCATCACTCTTATTCTCTTGCCGTTCTACGGCGTATACGCTTTGTGCGGAGGAAAGCTCCCTAAGCCAAAGAAAGAGAAAAAGGAAAATGATTCATGGCGCAGCCGTTTCGAGTGGGTTGCAGGTTATTTATGGGATTAAGGCTCTCGCAACAGGGCGATGAGTAACAGTCAACAGGGACTACCTTCGGGTAGTCCTTTTCTTTTGGGAGGTAACGAAAATGGATAACGAAAAACTCATATCCAAAATATTTTTTGAAATACAAAAAGACCCCTCTGACTACCGGGCATACGAGGATGTGTTCTCGCTTTGTCGCAGTATCGAGGAGTCCGACTTCAAGTTGGCGCACGACACCAACGCTGAGTTGCGGTCGTATATCAGCCGAGGAATGAAAACCTCGGCGTATGCAAAACTGTTTGACCTGTATCGGCGCAGTTTGCTATTCGATGCACCGTACAAGTTTGACAGCTATCTGCTCTACATCGAAATCAACCGAAAGCCGGAGGAGCGATTTTATCAGCCCCGCCGCCGTATTCTGAAACAGGTCGTGGATAATCTGCAAAAGCTCGTAGACGATGACCTTGATGAGCTGTTCATCTCCATGCCCCCTCGTGTCGGCAAGACCACCATTCTGATGTTCTTCGTTACTTGGCTCATCGGGCGTAACAGCGAGTCATCCAACCTGTACTCTGCGTACTCCGATACCATCACCAAAGCATTCTACAACGGCGTGTTGGAGACGATTCAAGACCCCGTAACCTATCTGTGGAAAGATGTGTTTCCGTCTGCGAAGGTGGTACAAACCAACTCTGCCGATGAGACCCTGAACATCGACCGCAAAAAGCGTTATCCCTCGCTGACCTGCCGTTCTCTCTACGGCACTCTGAACGGTGCGTGTGACTGCAACGGTGTTGAAATCTCCGATGACCTTATTGGCGGCATTGAGGAAGCGATGAATAAAGACCGTTTGATGTCTGCGTGGAGCAAAGTCGATAACAACCTGCTTCCTCGTGCGAAGGAAAAGGCGAAAATCCTTTGGTGCGGTACTCGATGGTCTATGATTGACCCAGCAGGACTTCGTATGGAGCTTCTGCAAAATGATGAGCGATTCAAAACTCGCCGTTTTGCGGTCATCAACCTGTCGGCACTTGATGAGAACGATGAGAGTCAATTCAATTACGACTACGGTGTGGGTTTCAGTACAGAGTACTATCAACAGCGGCGAGCTTCCTTCGAGCGCAACAACGATATGGCTTCTTGGGTAGCTCAGTATATGGGTGAGCCGATTGAAAGAGACGGTGCTTTGTTCACCCCGGATGACTTCCGCTATTACAATGGCGAACTCCCGACCGATGTTGAGCCTGACCGTATCTTTATGGCGGTAGACCCGGCGTTCGGCGGCGGTGACTTTGTTGCATCCCCGGTCTGTTATCAGTATGGCGAGGACATCTATGTTCACGATGTGGTATACGACAACCGGGACAAGAAGGTTACTCAACCGCTGCTCGTCAAGGCAGTCATGGAACATAATGTTCAGGCGATGCAGGTTGAAGCAAATAAGTCCACCGAGTCGTACAAGGAGGGTATTGAGGAAGAATTGAAGAAACAGGGCTACCGTCTGAACATCACAACGAAAGCCGCTCCCACCGACAAGGCAAAGTATCAGCGTATTTTTGATAAAGCCCCGGACATCCGAGAGATGATGATTTTTAGAGAGCCGGGAAAACGGGACAAAGCCTACTCCCTCTTCATGCAGAATGTGTTCTCTTACAAAATGCTCGGCAAAAACAAAAATGATGATGCACCCGACAGTCTTACGATGGCTGTGAGCATGGTGCGAAATCCGATGGGGCGTTGTGAGGTTTTCCGAAGGACTTTTTGATTTGCTTGTTCTCCAATGGTTTATTTACACAAAACCGCTTGAAAAAGCATTGAAGATATGCTATAATGGTATGTGTATAAGAATAGGTACTTGAAGGAGGTGGGCTGAGTGGCTATGACTCGTACATTGACAGGCAGGACTGTCATCTATACCGATGTGGATGTCATCGATAGAAATAATGTCGTGGAAGTTCTGAATAAAGCTCTCGAAACTCACGATGTCAACAAGAATGACATTCAGTACCTTTATGACTATTACAAGGGCAAGCAGCCCATTCTTGAAAGAGTGAAAGACATTCGTCCCGAAATCAATAATAAGTTGGTCGAAAACCGGGCAAATGAGATTGTGTCTTTCAAGGTCGGCTATCTTATGGGTGAGCCGATTCAGTATGTTTGCCGTGGTGGAAACGATGAGCATTCCAAAGCCATCAATCAGCTTAATGAGTTTGTATTCGCTGAGGATAAGGCGGCAAAGGACAAAGAGCTTGCCGATTGGTTTACCATCTGCGGTACTTCGTTCCGCATGGTACTCCCGGATGCCGTTGACGATGATGTTGACGAAGCTCCTTTTGAGATTTATACTCTCGACCCTCGCTATTCCTTTGTGGTCTATCATAACGGTCTCGGCAACAAACGCAAGATGGGTGTAAAGTACATCATCAAGCAGGACAACAGCATTGTGTATAGCGTATATACCGATGCAATGTACTTTGAAATCAAGGACGGCAGAGTTCTCAAAGCAGAGCCGCACTCTCTCGGATGTGTCCCTATCATCGAGTACCCGGCGAATACTGCTCGACTCGGTGCGTTTGAGATTGTCCTCCCTCTCCTCGATGCAATCAACGAGGTCGGAAGTAACCGTCTTGACGGTGTTGAGCAGTTTGTTCAGTCCATTCTTCTCCTCAAAGGTGTTGACATTGATTCTGATGACTTCAAGGCTTTGAAGGAAAACGGCGGTCTGAAAGTTCCGCTCGAAGGAGATGCAAAGTATCTCGTTCAGGAACTCAATCAGACTCAGACTCAGACTCTTGTCGATTACATGTATCAAACGGTGCTTACCATTTGCGGTATGCCTAACCGAAACGGCGGCAGCTCTACGAGCGATACCGGGTCGGCGGTCATTATGCGTGATGGTTGGTCTGCCGCCGAAGCGAGAGCGAAAGATACTGAGCTGATGTTCAAGATGTCCGAGAAGGAGTTTTTGCGGTTGGTTATTTCCATCGCAAACACTCTTCGAGATATGAACTTGAAGCTCTCTGCAATCGAGATACGCTTCACCCGCCGTAACTACGAGAACATTCAGGAAAAAGCGCAGGTGCTTACTACGATGCTCTCGAACAATAAAATCCATCCTCGACTTGCTTTTGAACACTGTGGTCTCTTCGTAGACCCGGAACTCGCTTATACCGAAAGCAAGGAATACGCCGAAGAGCGTGAAGCCGAACTTCTGAAAGAGTTGGAAACTGACTCCGCTCACAAAGATGACGGCAGCGAGGATGACTCAGACGAAAGCGAGGACAATGATGACAACGCTGAAAGCGATTGACGGCTCTTTTGACAAAAACGGAGAGGTTGTTCTTCACCTGTTTCTGTCGGACGGAAGTCAAGAAACTTTCAGATTGTCTCGCTCGGAAGTCATCGCCTTTCTCGACAAGGAGGTGTGAACGATGTACGAATATACCGATAAGGTCATTCGTTATATGCGAAAGAAGTTCATTCGGTTATTCAATCAGTTCAACGGTCTTACCTCCTTTGACGAATTGAATGTTATTCAATCCTCCAAATCTCTTTATGAGGAATTGGAGAAGATAACAGAGGAAGGTCTCCTTTTAATAGCCAAACGAGCGTATAAAGACCAAAGCGGCAAGTTTGCGGATGCAATCTCTGTCGCTTGGTTGCTCGGATGGTTGAACGACTATAACCCGGTAACGAAGTATGTGTATATGCACGAAATCGAACGAAAGTGCGCTCGATTTGCCGAGAGTATTCTCGCAAGCGACAATCGTGCGAAAGAGATTGAAACCGCCCTTCGTTATTGGTCTAACATGGTTACGCAGTATGCTATCGACATTACCGATAAGGCGGTTGAACAAGCCTATCTCGATAATAATGTCGAAAAGGTAATATGGGTAACTGTGAAGGACGAACGGCGTTGTACCGAGTGTCGAAAGCGAGACGGCAAAATCTACGACATTGCAAAAGTACCGCCGAAACCCCACTTGGGGTGCAGGTGCTATCTACTGCCATATTGGGGAGGTACAGACTGATGGCAACAGCAGTAATTGATTCGAAGCTGTTTACGGCTGAGGTCATTGAGGAGATTCAAAGAATCCTCAAACATGGCAACTCGGTTGAATTGAAGCGAGAAAACAATCGACTCGTGGTAGTCGAGATTCAACGAAAAGTGAAAATTAAGACCTCTGCAAATGGGTAGAGGGAAACAGCCAACAGGGGCTATGAGCGAAATGCTTGTAGCCCCTGTTCTTTTTGATATAGCAACCGAAAGGCTTGATATATGAGAGTGAACTCTAAACGCAAGGGTCAGACAAGACCGTAAAACAGACAATAGTGCTGAGTGAACAGCCTTGTTAAACGCAGGAGGTAATTGATATGGCAAAAATCGACATCACCAAAATCGAAGGGTACGACAAGATGACCCCGGAGGAAAAGCTCGCAGCTCTTGAAGCGTTCGAGTATGAGGACAACTCTTCCGAGTTGGAAAAATACAAGAATGCCGCTTCTAAGGCAAACTCCGAAGCTGCCGAGTGGCGTAAAAAGCACAACGCTCTTCTGTCCGAAGAGGAACAGAAGAAACAGGCAAACGAGGAAGAACTTACTACTCTTCGTGCAAAAGTCGAAGCAATGGAAAAGGAAAAGCTCATTGCCGGACACAAGGCTCAGTTTCTTGCTATCGGTTATGATGAAGCCCTTGCCGATGCTACCGCTAAGGCTTTGGCTGATGGAGATACCGCTAAGGTGTTTGCCAATCAGAAAAAGTTCCTCGAAACGCACGACAAAACTCTGAAAGCGGACTTGCTCAAAAAGACACCTGCTCCCCCTGCCGGAGACGGTGGGGACACGATGACTCTCGATAAACTGAGAAAAATGTCTCCACAGGAGCGGTTTGAGTATTCCGAAAAGAATCCCGAAGAATACAAAAAACTTTATGGAGGTAATGAATAATGGCTAATACCGTATATCCGAACTTTTACCTGTCTAACGAGGTAGAAGACCAGTACAAGTCTCATCTCGACTTGCAGCAGTTCTGCACCGTTGACAACAACCTTGTCGGTACTCCCGGCATGATTCGCAAAATCAATGTCTACAAGGCTACCGATGGCACTGAGAAGCTGACTATGGGCAACGGCAACACGAAGTCCATCGAGGTTGGTTACACTCAGAAGCAGTATGAGATTCTGCTCGCTCAGAACAGATTCAAGTACTACGATGAGCAGGCTATGACCGACCCGCAGCTCGTCCCTGTCGGTACTCGTCACATGGGTACTGATATGTTCAACACTGTCAACAAGGACATTTATGCTGAGTTCGCAAAGGCTACTCAGGTAGTCGTTGGCACGAAGTTTAACTTCGATATGTTTGCCGATGCTCAGTCTGTTCTTGCCCTTGAAAACCTCGAAGATGTTACCATCTTTGCTTTTGTGTCCCCTGCCGATGTCGCTGACATCCGTAAGGAACTGAAAGACACCTTGCAGTATGTCGAAGCGTTCGCTAAGAATGGCTATGTCGGCACCGTGGCGGGTGTGAACATCTATACGAAGAAGGATGCAACTTCCGGCTCTATTTACATGGGCACGAAGGAAGCCGTCACCCTCTTCAACAAGAAGGGCGTTGAAATCGAGCAGGAGCGTGATGCTAACACCCGTGAGAACTCTATCTTCTCTCGCAAGTATTATCTTGCGGCTCTCACCAATGAGACAAAGGTCGTGAAGATTTTCAAGGGTGCTGCTACCGCAGCTACCGCTACTACTGCCGCAGCAGGTACGACCTATTATGCGAAGGTCGGCAACGGTTATGTTGCTGTCACTCCCACAACGAGCGATAGTCCGAAGGATAAGGGTTGGTTTACCATTGCGTAAAAAATGAAAGGAGGCAAGCGACATGGTATGGACTGATGAGGAAAAACTCACGATGCTCAAATCTCTCTTGAATGAGGAAAAGGGGGAAGAGACCGCAGACAGCGTGTTGCTTGCCTATCTTTCTTTGGCAGGTCGGAAGGTTATTCAAAGAGCCTATCCTTACCGGGACGATGTTGAGATAGTGCCGGACAAGTACGCAACCAATCAGGTTGAAATTGCTTGCTATCTTCTCAACAAGCGTGGTGCGGAGGGAGAGACCTACCATAGCGAAAATGGTATCAACCGTTCCTATGAAAACGCCGATGTGCCTGAGTCGATGCTATCGAGAGTGCTTCCTTTTGCGGGGGTGCTGAAATGAGATGCTTACACCGAAATAAGCGAAAGTTCTACTACGCACTCTTCAAGGAAAAAGTCGCTATCAAAGATGAGTACGGTAACGACAGTGGTGAATACAAGATGGTCTATGAATCTCCCGTTGAGATGGAAGCCAATGTGTCAGCCGCTACGGGCGAAGCTCAGGTTGAGCAGTTCGGTAACTCTCTTCTGTACGATAAAGTCATTATCACGGACGATGTTACCTGCCCGGTCGATGAACACTCTGTTCTTTGCATCGACTCTCCTCCCTCCTACGATAAGGACGGAAACCTTATTTACGACTATATCGTGAAGAAGGTTGCTCGGTCTCTCAACACGGTCTCATTTGCGGTAAGCAAGGTGGAAGTATCGTGAAGAAAATCAAGTGTACTCTCGGAACGCTGCACAAGGCGATTGCCGAAATCAAAAGCTACCAAAAAGAATTGGATGAAAAAGTCCACATCCTCATGGAACGGCTTGCCGAAATTGGAATCGAAGAAGCAACGGTGCGGTTTGCAAATGCAATCTATGACGGCACAAATGATGTACGAGTGAACAACACCCCTGTTTGGATAGACAAAAACAAGTTGGCTATCTCCGCAACGGGTAAATCTATCACTTTCATCGAGTTTGGCGCAGGTGTGCATTATGCAGCCGAGAGTCATCCGAAAGCGGGAGACTTTGGCTTTACTCGTGGCGGGTACGGGTATCACTTAGGTAAGCTCGACTCGTGGCGATACTCAGGCAACCCCGGAACAAACGGTGAGGTTATCACCGAGGGCAAACATCAAGGCGAAGTCAAAACCTACGGTAATCCGGCAAACCGGGCGTTATACGATTCCGCTAAGGAAATGCGAGAGCAGATAACAAAAATCGCTGAGGAGGTGTTCGGTAAATGATTGATGTGGAAAACGAGATTTTTACGAAGGTCGCTACCGAACTTCGTACTCAGTTCCCGAAGGTCAATGTCTATGGTGAGGATGTGCGTAGTCCTTCATCTTTCCCGTGTGTAAGCATCGTGGAAGCCGATAATTATACGGTAAAGCGAACGCAGGACTCCGGGAGTAACGAGAATCACGCCAATCTTATGTATGAGGTCAATGTCTACTCGAATAAAACGAGCGGAAAAAAGACCGAGTGCAAGGAAATCATCGCTGTCATTGACGATATTCTCTTGGGTCTTGGGTTTACCCGCACAATGAAAAACCCTGTTTCGATGGACGATGCTACTATTTATCGAATGGTTACTCGATATACGGCTATCGTCTCTACCAATCAAACTATTTACAGGAGGTAATAAGTAATGGCTATTTCCACTTACAAGGTCTTTCTGATGAAGAAAACCGCAAGCGGCGGCACTTATAACAAGGTCGTTGACATCAAAGACTTTCCCGACCTCGGCGGTGCGCCCGAAATGCTCGAAACCACCACCCTTTCGGATGGTATGCAGACTTACATCCCCGGCATTCAGTCTCTTGAAGCGTTGGAGTTTACTGCCAACTACGACAAGGATGACTATACTACTCTCACCGCTATGAAGGACACCGAAACGGAGTTCGCCGTTTGGTTTGGCGGTACTGAGTCGAACGGTGTTGTCACGCCTACCGGGTCTGAGGGCAAGTTCGAGTTCAAGGGCAAGCTCAATGTGTTCGTTGTGGGCGGCGGCGTGAATGAGGTGGTCGATATGACTATCACCATTGCTCCTTCCACTCCCATCACCGTAGCTTCTGCCTAAGACCGTGAAACAAGGAGGAATGTATCATGGCTAAGACTATCAACTTTACCTTCGAGGGTACGGATTATACTCTCGAATATACGAGAGCTTCTGTGGCAGCTCTTGAAAAACAGGGGTTTAACATCGGAGATATTTCTGAGAAACCTCTTACCACTCTTCCCGTTCTCTTTGCAGGAGCGTTTCTCGCTCACCATCGTTTCGTGAAGCGTGAGGTCATCGACCGTATTTTCGAGAAGATGACAAACAAGATGGACTTGGTAATGCGACTCGCTGAGATGTATAACGAGCCTATCGAAGCACTTGTCGATGAGCCGGAGGAGTCCGAGGGAAACTTGACTTGGGGAACGAGTTGGTAAGTGACTCGCAACCCCACCGGGGCGGCGAATCGAAAGGGTTTGCCGCCCTTTCTTATACTGAGGTGTTCTACAATCACTTACCATATTACTTGGCTATCGGCATGACCCCTGAACAGTTTTGGGATGGAGATTGCCGATTGACGGAGAGTTACCGAAGGGCTGACGAGTTAAAGCAGCGGCGAAGGAATCAAGACCTTTGGTTACAGGGAATGTACTTTTACGAAGCTCTGTGCGATGTGTCTCCCATCCTTCAAGCCTTTGCAAAGAAAGGCACGAAGCCTACCCCGTACTCTCCTGAGCCGTATGCCGTTACCGAAAAGCAGGTCAAAGAAAAGAAGGAACGGCAAGAACGCCTTAGATACGAAAAAACAAAGGCAAAAATGGCAGCGTGGGCGGCAAAGACCAATACACAGCTTGCTATTCGAGCCGGGAAGGAGGTAGACGGTGGATAACACGATTGACACCTTACAAATCGAAATTGAATCTTCGACTACCGATGCACAGCGTGGGTTGACGAAGTTGAAGAACTCCCTCCAAAAGCTGACTGAGATGAGTAACGCTGTTGCCAATATGAACAGCGATGGTATCTCGAAGTTAAAGGAAATGGCACGGGGCGTTGAGTCCCTTGCAAACGCCGGGAGCAACCCCGGTCTGAGTGCCGCTGTTTCCGAACTGAGAAAGCTCTCGAAGATTGACTTTTCCAACCTCGGTGCGGGGTCTGAGAAAATCTCTGAGATTGCCGATAAGGTCGGTGAAATCACAAACGCAAATCCGACCTCTACCATCACTCCTCCCGAAACTTCTACCGAGACCGTTCCCATCGCTCCGAGTGTGGATGTTGAGGAGACGAAAAGCAAGCTGTCACAGCTCAAAGAGTTTGCGGCGAACATCTTTTCCTCTATCAAGACCGGGGCAACCACCGTCTTTGGCGGGGTAGCAAAGGTTATCGGCGGTGCGTTCAAGGGCATTGTGACGGTTTTTCAAAAGCTCGGCAGCGCAGCTAAGAGCGTGTTTGGGGCGATGAAAAAGCTCGGCAGCTATATCGGCGGGAAGCTCAAAGGCGCAGTAGGCGGTGCGACTAAGAAGTTCAGCGGATTTATTCGCTCTATGGGTCGTGTCGCTATGTACCGGGCTATTCGTTTCGTCCTGTCTCAGATTGCAGCCGCATTTAAGGAAGGGACGAACAATGTATATCAGTATAGTAAAGCCATTGGCGGCAATCTCGCTTCCTCCATGGATAGAATTGCATCGAGCTTCCTGTACTTCAAAAACTCTATTGGTGCGATGGTTGCCCCGCTCATCAATGCTCTCGCTCCTGCAATCGAATATGTGATTGATAAAGCTGTGGCTCTAATCAATGTGCTGAATCAGTTGTTCGCAAAGCTCTCCGGGGCAAGTACTTGGACGAAAGCTGTTAAGACTCAGACCGAGTATGCCGAAGCCGCAGGTGGCGCAGCAGAAGCCGCAAAGAGCCTTACCGCAGGTTTTGATGAACTGAATGTTCTCTCCGACAGCGGAGGTGGCGGCGGTGCGGGTGGCATGGACTACGGCTCTATGTTCGAGGAAATGCAGCTCGACAGCGACTTCGCAAAATGGATAGACCAAATCAAGGAAGCTATCGCAAACGGCGATTGGGCGGGTGTTGGTAAAATCCTCGGAGATAAGGTCAACGAGCTTATCGACAAGGTGGACTTTGCGGGTATCGGAGACAAGTTGGGCTACGGTATTCAGTCTGCTTTTGAGGTACTGTATAACTTCCTCGACACCATCAACTTCGATAAAATCGGGGCGGGTATCGCAACCACCCTCAATCACATGATGGAACAAATCGACTTCGGCTTGGTCGGAAAGACTTTTGCGAAGAAGTGGACGATTCTCGTAGATACTCTCTACGGCTTTGTAACAACCTTCGATTGGACGAAGTTCGGTCTCGCAATCGCAGACTTCATCAACGGTTGGTTTGAGGAGATTGACCTCACAAAAGCCGTTCAGACAGCGCAGGAGCTTATTCTCGGAATCTTCGAGAGTATGTCTCAGGCAATCCGTAATGTCGAGTGGTACAAAATCGGCACACAGATTATGGACGCCATTGAGTCGATTGATTGGATGTCTCTGCTCGGAGACCTCGGTACGCTTCTCAGCAATGCCGTTGTCGGTCTGCTTGACTTGCTGCTCGGAGTGGTTGGTGAAACCGATTGGGGCAAGGTCGTACAAGACATTTGTGCGGGTATCGGCAATATGCTCGCCAACATCGAGTGGGGCGAAATCCTCGCCAAAATCGGCGCATTGGTGGTTGAGCTTGTTGTTCAGCTTCCGGGTATTATTGTCGGTGCGTTGGGTGGCATTGCGGACATCTTGGGCGGTCTCTTCGAGGGCTTTGGTCTCGACAGCGTGGCGGGTTTCTTCTACGGTATCGGAGATGCAATGCGCTCGGCGGGTACATGGCTGAAAGAAAACTTGGTAGACCCCGTGGTGAATTGGGTGAAAGACCTGTTCGGCATTCACTCGCCCTCTACGGTATTTGCCGAAATCGGTACTTTCCTGATTGACGGTCTCCTGCAAGGTATCGCCGATACTTGGCATAACATTGTCGAGTTCTTCTCCGAGAAATTGGAGGGTATCAAACAGGCTTGCTCTGATGCTTGGAACGCCATTAAGAGTACCGCTTCTACGGTATGGGGCAACATCAAGAGCTTCCTCTCTACCACTTGGGACAGTATCAAGTCTACGGCAAGTAATGTTTGGAACAACATGAAAACCACCATCTCTACGGCGTGGGATAATGTTAAGACCAACACCTCGACCGCATGGACGAACATTAAGACCTCGCTCTCGACCACTTGGGCGAATGTCAAAACACTTGCAAGTACGACATGGAGCAATCTGAAATCCACTATCAGTACGGCATGGTCGAATATCAGCACTGATACCTCGACAAAATGGAACAGCATCAAGTCCTCGCTCTCTACGGCTTGGAACTCGGTGAAATCTACCGCAAGCTCTGTGTTCAACAACATCAAGACATCCATTGCGAATGTATGGAACAATGTCAAGACCAATACGAACACGGTATGGAGCGGTCTCAAAACGACCCTCTCGACCACTTGGGGCAACATCAAGTCTACGGCAGTCACCGCATTCTCTTCCATGAAGAGCAGCATTTGTACCGTGTGGGACAATCTGAAATCGCATATCTCTAACGCCGTAAGCTCTATCACGGGCTTTGTGGATAACATGAAGAGCATTGTTTCTTCCGGCATAAGTGCGGTTAAGGGGCTGTTCGACAGTGCGGTATCTGCGGCTAAGAGTGCTATCAGCAAAGTATCGGAAACCTTGTCGAGCATCGGAAGCTCTGTATCGAACGCCGTTTCGAGTGCCGCTTCTTGGGTCGGCAGTAAGCTCGGCTTTGCATCGGGCGGTTTCCCGGAAGTCGGTCAGCTTTTTATTGCCCGTGAAGCGGGTGCGGAAATGGTCGGCAGCATCGGCGGTCGTACCGCTGTCGCAAATAACGACCAAATCGTAGAGGGTATCTATCAAGGTGTCCTCGCCGCTATGAGAGCTTCTGACGGCGGTAATGGCGGTAACTTCGATGTCCGGGTATATCTCGATGGCAAACAGATAACCGCAGCCGTAGAGAAGCGGCAGAGAGAGCGTGGCGCAACTATTTATCCGGGAGGTGTTCTCAATGGCATTTAGAGCATTAGTTACTGTTGGGAGCTATCCCTTCCCTGAGCCGTCTGCCTATTCCGGCAATACGGCAACACTCGTAGATTCTGCCCGTAACCTTGAAGGAGTTGTCATCGGGTCTGTCATTCGAGATGATGTTGCCAAAGTCGAAATGTCTTGGCGGTATCTGACCGTTGAGCAGTGGGCGGCAATCAATAAGTGCTTCAAGCAGTCTGCCGGGGGTAAGTTCTATAACACGGTAACATTCTTCGACCAAAGTGCCGGAGGATGGGTCACAAAGACGATGTATGTCAGTGATAGAAGTGCCGGAATGTGGAGACGAGACCCGGAAAACGGGGACATCCTCGGTTGGACTGAGTGTAAGCTCTCTCTCGTGGAGGTGTAAGTATGCAGAATGTTTCGGATGCTTGGAAAGCTGTTCAGAAACAGCAGCTTGTCAACGAAAGCTATGTTGAAATCTCCTTTGATATAGCCGACCCGGATGCACTTGCGGATGCAACCTCCAAAGACAACGGTGCAATCTACATCGCAGACACAGAGCAGATTGTAAGTGAGGTCGATAAGGACATTGTACCTTACGGCACATTAGAGGAAAACCTTTGGCTACTTGATGGTAGCCGAAGGTTTATCCCCGAATCAAATTATGGGGACAACGGCTATATCGGCAATCTTCTTTCCGAAGAGGACGGCAGCTTTGACCGAGTGCCTTTCGTGGATATTGACTTCACAGAGGTGCATGAGCCTATCATTCCCGGTATCACTATTACATGGGGTATTGCCTACAACGAATACGCCGAAGTGTTCAAGATTACGGCGTACAACGGCTCAACCGTAGTTGCCGAGTGCAAGGTCGAAGATAATGCTTCCGTCAAATCGGTTGTCGAGTTCGACATCGAGACCTACGACAGTATCCGCATTGAAATCCTCAAATGGTGTCTCCCTTATCACCGACCGAGAATCGCCGAGATTTTTGTTGGGGTCAACAAGGTCTACGGCAAGTCGGACATCACCGGGTATGAGCATGAGCAGGACATCAACCCGATAGGCGCAACCACCCCTGTAAATAAGATGGGCTTTTCCATCGACAACAGCAATAACATCTACGACCCGAACAACACGACAGGTCTCTCGAAGTACCTCATGGAGCGACAGGAAATGCGTGTCAAGTACGGGTTGAAACTGAATGACGGTACTATCGAGTACATACCTGCCGGAGTGTTTTATCTCTCCGAATGGGAAGCTCCTCAGAATGGTATCGAAGCAAGGTTTACGGCACGAGACCTCTTAGAGTTCATGCAAAAAACCTACACCAAAGGACTTTATAAGTCTGCCGGGGCAACGCTCTATGACCTTGCAATCAGCGTTCTCACCGAAGCTAATCTCCCTCTCAACGATGATGGTAGTAAGAAATGGGTCGTGAGCGACACGCTGAAATCCATTACGACAACCGCTCCTTTGCCGCTCAGACCGTTAGCGGAGTGCTTGCAGTACATCGCTCAGGCAGGATGCTGTGTCATTTATTGCGACAGAGCGGGAGTGCTGCACATTGAGCCTATCTCGACAGCGGAACAAGATTACGCTCTCACACACTTCAACCTCCTGTCTCGCCCGGAAATCTCACTGCAAAAGCCGCTCATGGCGGTCAGCACGAAAGTCTACAACTACTTTGCAGACGAGACAGGGAAAGAATTGTTCAGCGGAAAGGTAACGGTCAACGGTACAAAGGAAGTGACTGTGACCTATTCTCAGAGTGCCGTCAACGCAGCGGCAACGGTCACGGGAGGAACTTTGGTCTCCGCAACCTACTACAACAACACCTGTCATCTCAAAATCACAGGCAGTGGTGAAGTGTCAATCCGTGTCACCGGGGACTTTCTCAAAAGTTCCGATTCCAATTATGTTGTCGATGCCGAGGAAAACGGCGAAACTCAGACGGTTGATAATCCACTCATCACCTCTACCGCAGTTGCGGCAACGGTGAGCGCATGGGTCAAGAATTGGCTGAGTCACCGAAAAATCATGAAGATGGACGGTTGGAGAGCCGACCCTCGGCTCGATGCTACCGACATCATTACCGCCGAAAACAAGTTTGGCACTGAGTCGGTGCGTATGACCTCGGTCAAGTACTCCTTCACAGGTGCTTTCAGGGGGACAGGCGAAGGGAGGGTTGTGTAATGACAGAGTGGATTCAACCTGTTTATGACAGGACTGACGAGGATGTTGCTTTTGCTCAGGAGCAGATTCAGAAATGGATTGATGCAAAGCTGTCAGGCAACCCGGTCGAAACTTATGAACTGAAAGGATGCTTCAACCTCACGGACATAAACCGTATTGAAGGGGATATTCAGTATATCAGCGACAGACTTGATGAGCTGCATTATCCTCCAGGAACATCTTGTAAAGTGTGGGAACGAAGCGGTCTGCCTACGGCACGAGATGTTAAACGCATTCTCTTCAATGTCAGACTCATCATTGCCGCCTATCATCAACAGGCAGATATTCCCGATGTCCCCGAAGATATGAGCACCTTCTCGGACATCAATGCCGTTGAAGAAAACCTATATGCAATCAAGCAGCTTCTCGACTCGATGGTTGAGGGATTCCAAAAAAGCGGAATGTTCAAATCCGGGGCGATGAGGATGCTACCTATCAGGAGGTGAAAGCCGTATGGTGTATGTATCAAGAGAAATCAAAGACCGTATTGCTATCGGAGACAACTGTTTCTATATGGAGGAGTTAGAGGATGGGCGCATTATGCTTACCCCCGCCCCCGACTCCATTACGGAGACAGGGACGGACATCAACAAGGCTCTGCTTCAACCTATTGAGGATAGAGTCGTATGGCTGATGAATCGTGTTTTCGATGACATCACGAGCAATCCTTTTATGATGAGTTTCGGAGACCTCACGGGTATCGCCGTCTCGGGCGTATGGAACAAGTCTCTGAGCAGAATCGAGTGTTAAGATGGCAGTCAATACTTCGCATCGTAAAGAGCCAACCGAAATGAATGTCATCACCAAAGCAAAGGATGTATTCAAGCATAGCCGCCTGATGATAAAGACCGACAAGCATTTCCCGAAGAAAGAACGCTTCATGATGGTAAAAGACATCTATGAGCTGTCGAAGGAAATTGTCACAAAGCTCATCGCCGCAAACGACTATATGCTGAATGACGAGGAGCAACGAAGTCTCCGGCTGAGGTATCAGCTTGAAGCTGTTACCGCCTGTAAGAATCTGCTGTTCCTTGTAGAGCAAGCGTATGAGGAAAGCTACATCAGCAGCGGAAGTTGTGTCTATTGGACTCAGCTTATCAGCGATGTAAAGAATATGACCTTAGCTTGGCACAAGAAGGATAAGCAACGGTAAACGCATTGGGGTGTGCCTTGTCGCTTGAACGCCTAACTACTCGAACGCCAACAACGCTCGGAATGTCAACTCGGATGGTAGTTTGAACAACAACAATGCTTACAATGGTAACAATGGCGTTCGTCCCGATTTGATGGATAATCGAGTCTGAGTAACCTCTAAGGTGAAAACAGTGACCCATCATCAAAGGAAGGTGCATCCCTTCTTCCGTAAGGAAGATAAACACATGAATGTCGATGCAAGGGCTTTGGTCTTACCAACGCACAAGCTATATACGGCGTGGAATTATTATGTATTACGAGAGAATCTACGGATTTGATAACTTACACAGGGCGTTTAAGTTGGCTCGCAGAGGTAAGCGGTGGAAACCCGCTACAGCTCGGTTTGAAGTGAATCTCTTAGAGAATCTACTCCGTCTGAGCCGAGAATTACAGGATAAGACTTATGAGCTTTCAGAGTATCACACTTTCAAGGTTTATGAGCCGAAGGAACGAGATGTTATGTCAAACTCTTTTCGAGATAAGGTGGTGCAGCATTCATTATGCGACAATGTACTCGAAATCCTGCTGAAAAAGAACTTCCTCTACGACAACTACGCATCGCAGGTCGGTAAGGGTACAGACTTCGGGCTAAACCGCTTAGACGGTTTTATGCACAAGTTCTACCGACAACACGGCTTGGAGGGATGGGTGTTGAAGTGTGACATCCGAAAGTATTTTTACAGTATTCCTCACGAGTATCTGAAAAGGATTTTAGAGCCGTATGTACCCGAAGAGGATGTCAGGTGGCTGTTATGGTACATCATTGATTCTACCGCAGACCCCGGCATACCGATAGGCAATCAGAGCAGTCAGCTTCTCGCTGTTCTGTGCCTGAGTCCCTTAGACCATTTCATCAAAGAGAAGTTGGGTATCAAGTACTACGGTCGATACATGGATGACTTCTATCTCATTCATGAGGATAAGGAGTATCTGAAACAGTGCTTGAAGGACATAGGAATGTTCCTTGCTCCGATGGGGATGCAACTGAATCAAAAGACTCAGATATTCCCATTGAAAAACGGTGTTGACTTTCTCGGTTTCCATATTTACCTCACCGAAACAGGTAAGACGGTATGGAAAATACGCCGCAGGAGCAAAAGCAATATGTCCCGGAAGCTCAAAAAGTTCCGAAAACTGCTCGACCGGGAACTAATCACAATGGAGAGCATACACCAATCCTATCAATCGTGGAAAGGTCACGCTCTTCGAGGTAACTGTCATCATCTCGTTCGGGAGATGGACGAGTTATATAATTCACTATTCAAGGGGGATAACAAAGATGTCTCAATTACTGTCGAATCTACCGACCGGGGCGAAAGTCAAGTTCGGTAAGTTTCAGGTAAACTCAGAGACGGCGCAGTCGATTGTGTGGACTGTGGTTGCCAAAAACCATCAATGCACTCCCGCATATCCCACAAACGCAATCACGCTTCACGCCGCTGAGATTCTTGACCTGAGATGTTTCGATGCCAAAGAGCCGAGTAACAGCAATTCCGACCGACAGAATTACGGTAACAACCGCTATTCCGTCTCCAATCTCGACCAATGGCTTAACAAAGATGCCGCAGGTGGCGCATGGTATAGCGCAGCTCATAGTGCAGACCATTCCCCTGATACTACGGCAGGTACAGGCGGTTACGGCACACAGTACGCAACTCGCCCCGGTTTTCTGAATGGCTTTACCGCCGCAGAAAAAGCCGCTATTCTTTCGACAACCATTCGTGTTGTCAAACCGAGTGTAGACGGCGGCTCTTATGAGGATGTTGTACGCAAGGTATTCTTGCCGTCCACAACCGAGGTCGGTCTCTCGAATGAGAACAGCATTGCCGAGGGTGCGGCGTGGGGTTACTACACAAGCAATACCGCTCGTATCGGGTATCTCACGCAGCAGTGTTTCAGCAACACCCCTTCGAGTTCCAAACCTTCGAGCAAGACTACCGCTTGGTATTGGTGGCTGAGAACGCCTAACTACTCGTACGCCGGCAGCGCTCGGATTGTCTACTCGGGTGGTAGTTTGAACGGCAGCTCTGCTTACATTGGTTACGGTGGCGTTCGTCCCGCTTTGAATCTTTCCTCTTCTCTCTTGGTATCCGATAGCACCGATGCTGACGGATGCTACACCTTCGTATGGAATCAAGCTCCTACGAAACCTTCCTATATCAATGTGCCTACTTCCGTTTACGGCGGCAAGAGCGCAACGATTGATTGGGGTGCATCGACCGACCCGGACGGCAACCTCTCCGGCTACATCCTGCAAAGGAAAGTCGGGACAGGCTCTTGGACTCAGGTCTATAAGGGTGCAAATCGCAGTTATGCCGACAGCATTACTTACGGTTGGACTACCGTTCAGTATCGGGTCTGCGCTTACGATTCTCAGGGAGCTACAAGTGACTATCAGACGAGTGCATCCCGAACGGTCATCAACAATCAAGCTCCTGTCATCTCCGGCTCTGACGGCAACCTCGGAACAAAGACGGCGGGTTTCTCGCAGACCTACACCGTTTCCGATGCAGACGGCGATTCCGTTACCGTTGAGGAAACCATCGACAATAAGACCATCCGCTCTTATGTGGTAACACTCGGCGCAACGAACACTTTCTCCGTCACCGGGGAGACATGGCTCGAACAGAGCAACGGCTCTCACACGATGAAGATTAAAGCTACCGACAGTTTCGGAAACTCGACTACGAGGACTTACACTTTCACGAAATCGGTCAGCGGCTTTACCATTCAGAACACAGAGCCGTACACTTCCGACACCCGCCCGACTCGTATCAAAATCACTGTGACCCGGAACATCCCGGCAGAGTCTACCTTCAAGGTGTATGTCTGCAACAACGGTTTCGATGCTTCTCCGACTTGGGAAGATGCTACGACTTCCGTAACGGGCGGTCTCGTCCATGTGTTTGAGAACACGACCAAAACAGGAGCAACTTGGGGTGTCATCATCAAAGTTGTCGTTACTCGTGGAGAGGGCGAAGGTGCGTGTTATGTTTCTCAGATTGGAGGTAACTTTGAATGAGCAGCGTTTTCAAGAAAACAGGAATCTCCGAACAGGAGCAGAGAGAAATCTCTTCTATCGTCTTTGTCAAGCTCGCCGAAAGTGGTGAGCTTGATGAAGCGGTCATCACCGACCACCCGAAGCTGTTTATTGAGTGGGACGAGAATTGGACGGGCAAAGCGGGAGCTATCGTATCTGAGGGCGGCAACCTCTACCGTTCCATTCACGATGTCCTCACGACCGCTCAAAACACAAAGCCGTCCGAGACACCTTCCATGTGGACTCAAATCGGCAACCCGCAGGAAGAATACCCGGAGTGGTATCAGCCTATCGGGGCGCATGATGCCTACTCTATGGGAGACAAGGTTTCTCACAACAATAAGCATTGGCAGTCCACCGTGAACAACAATGTTTGGGAGCCGGGGGTCTACGGATGGGAGGAGGTTACGGAATGACAGTTTACCAATGGCTCTGCTTGTTCGGAGTCCCCGCAATTCTCGCAGGTATATTCAAGTTCCTGCACTCCTTCATCAAGAAAAACAAGGATGACACCGTGGCTCTGAAATCCGGCATTCAAGCTCTGCTCCGCAGTCAGATGATTGCCGACTACAACAAGTATAACGAAAATGGGTACGCCCCTGTTTACGCAAGAGAGAACTTTGAAAACTGTTGGAAGCAGTATCATTCCCTCGGCGCAAACGGCGTTATGAATGACCTTCATGAGAAGTTCTTAGATTTACCTGTAAAGAAGGAGGATTAAAACAATGGCTTACACAAACAGTCCGCTCGTGAATGTAACTCTGCTGAGTCCTAATCATTCCGGGCAAAGAACTCACGCTATTGACACCATCACCATTCATTGTGTGGTGGGTCAATGTACTGCAAAGAGAATCGGTGAGATTTTTCAGCCGACTTCTCGACGGGCTTCTTCCAACTACGGCGTGGGGCTTGACGGCTCTATCGGTCTGTATGTGGAAGAGAAAAACAGGTCGTGGTGTTCTTCCTCGAACGCCAACGACCAAAGGGCTATCACTATTGAGGTGGCTTCTGACACCAAAGAGCCGTATGCCGTTACCGACAAGGCTTATAATGCTCTCATTGAGCTTGTGGCTGATATTTGCCGCCGTAACGGTATCAAGAAGCTCGTGTGGAGTACCGACAAAAACAAGCGCATGAATCACCTTGACGGTTGCAACATGACCGTCCACAGAGACTATGCGAACAAGTCTTGCCCCGGTACATATCTCTACGAGCGACACGGGGACATCGCCGCAAAGGTCAACGCCGAACTTGGCGCAACGACCGAGGTCAAGCCTGAGCCTACCCCCGAAAAGCCGAGTGCCGTCAAGGTCGGGAATATTGTGAAGCTCGCTTCCGATGCCGTCTACTACGGCGGCAAGGCTATCCCCGGATGGGTCAAGGCGAAGAATTGGATTGTCCGTGAGGTTGTAGGCGATAGAGCCGTCATTGATAAGTCTCAGGACGGCAGGAACGCTATTTGCAGCCCGGTCAACACAAAGTACCTTACCGTAGTGAACGCCGCTCCTACGCCCTCTGAGACAGCTTGGACTCCGAAGGTAGGCGATACCGTTATGTTCAACGGCAATACCTACTATTCGAGTTCCAACGGCAGCAGAGCGGTGTCCTGCCGACCGGGTAAGGCAAAAATCACGCAAACCTATAACGGCAAGCACCCTTACCACCTTGTCAGAACCATCGGCGGCGGTGCTACCGTCTATGGTTGGGTAGACAAGGGAACTTTCACCAAAGCGTAAGGAGGGATGGCGGTATGAGGATAGTACGAAAGCAGCCGCAGGAGTTTTCAAAGAAAATCCTCATTGTTGCGGGTGTCATGAACGCCGTAGTCATCATCTTCACGATGATAATGATATGGCGCACTCTCGACCTTACACCTCTTGCTTACCTCATACCGTCAGTAGCCGCCGAGGTAGCAACCGGGACAGGCTTCTACTACTCAAAAGCCAAAGTCGAGAACAGAATCAAACTTATGCGGCAGTACAAGGTCGCTCCGCAGGAACAACATTTTTCCGATAATTTTTAAGAGGTATTTGAAATGACTGATTTAACCAACATCGTTTCTGCCATTATCACTCTGATTGTGGCTGTCATCACCACCTTCCTCATCCCTTACCTGAAAGCTAAGGTTGATGCAGAGAAGTTCGCCAAAATCAAGAATTGGGTCAAGGTAGCTGTCGAAGCTGCTGAGATGATTTACAACGGAACAGGTCGAGGGGCTGAGAAGAAAGCCTATGTTCTGAATTATTTGAAAGAGAAGGGTTATACCCTCGACCTTGACTCTATCGACAATCTGATTGAATCTGCTGTTCTCGAACTGAAAAAGTCCTAAACGGCTCACTCAGCCGATAGGCTGTTGAGTATATATTCCTCCTTACGGGTAGAGCGGGTAGAGTAAATCTGTATTTTTCATAAAGTAGTCTATAAGAGAGCTACTATAAGAGAGTTTATGGGAAATTGCGATTTTTCTCTACCCGCTCTACCCACCAACGACAAAACACCGGGCAGAGCTTATTACTCTACTCGGTGTTTTGTCGTTTGTCCGAACAGTGTCCCTATAAAGAATAGGGTGTTCGGATTATCCTTCAATGGTGGAGCCGAGGGGAATCGAACCCCTGTCCGAAAGCAACTTGGAAAGAACTTC